TTTATTTTTACTCATCTTACTTTTAGCGTGAACTCCTTTGCGCCTAACTTTAGGTTTTTCTATTTTAGCTATTAAGGCTCTCATTCTTCAATTGGCTCACTCCAAGCACTAGTTGCCATTAGCTCTAAACACTCTGTTTGATTCATCACACTACCAACTATTGGCAAACTTCCATTGGTAATAAAACTAGGCTCAACTGAATAGCTTAAAAGCCCTTCTGTGTTAGCTAAGTTTCTTCTCATAGTTTGCGCACTAGATTGATTCACTTGTGAGTAAATTACTTTATCTGTGTTGCTTAAATCTATTACTATGTATTGTCTCATTTTTTTATATTTTAATTATGTTGGTACTGAAGTGCTTTTAGCATCTACTCCCATTCCGTAACTTAAAGCGTTTGAGTTGCTGTATGGTGCATCTCCGTTAATATTATCTGCTCCACCCATTCCCGAACTTACGCCTGAAGCGGTCTGACCTACTCCAGAGACCAAATCATCTTCAGCCATACCTGCTGAAAGACCATTTGGTTTAGTGCTGATTTCATTTAATACAGTCCAGTTAGAATTAAAAGAACTGTTTTCACCCAAAGTCCACCAGCTAACTAAGTTTGAATATGCTGAGTGATTGTTAAGATTAGAGGGCGAACGGTCGTTATAGATTTCTGTTATTTGTGCTGAAGTCAAGGCTGCGTTCCAGATTGATACATTTGATATAGATCCGTTAAAATGTTCACTCCCGTGATTACTTTTGCCAATCAAAAAAGTTGTTCCTGACGTTGCTGAGGCTACTCTTGTTTGAGATGGTGTTCCATCTGCTACACCGTTTATGAAAAAATCTTTTTGTCCAGATTTAACTATAACAGTAACCAAACACCAAGTACCAGTTGGTATAGCTGAATTACTAAACACTTGTGTATAACCATTCCAATATATTATCCTACCTGTGCTTTGCTGTATAGATAAAACAAAATCTACATTACTTCCACCGCTTTTCACACTTGCAATCATTTGATTTGCATCTCCTGTGCCTTCCCAATTTACCCAAGTTGAAACAGTGTAATCATTTCCAGAAAAATCTAATATATTTTCATTAGCTCCACAATCTATATAATCTGAGCTACCATCAAAACTTAAAGCATACCTACTATAAGGACTTAATATATTAAGGGTAGATTGAACTAAATTAGCAGCTGTCATTCCGCTAGAAGTGCCATCGTTTGAATTAGAACTTTCATCTGGTATATTCCAGTTTGATCCATCAAAGGTGCTACCAGCATCTAGTTTCCACCAGCCTTGTAAACCACTATAAGAGCTAATGTCAGGCGGTGTACCGTTATTATATAAAGATGCTACTGATTCTGTTCCTGTTGCTGGTAAAGTTGTATTAAACAACGCCACATTACTTACTTGACCAGAGTTGAAGTAAAAATTAAAATTATTTGCTCTACCTATTTCAAAATCATTTGCACCGTTTGGATTTGTTGTTGTACTTCCATTGGTATTTGTACCTACTGAAACTCCATTTAAAAAGGCTTCTGTACTACCAACATCAAACGTACAGCAAACGTGATGCCATTGATTTAAAGCTGGAATACTTGTAGAAATAAAACCTGTTCCTAAGTTATGAATATAAAAAACACTTGAAAAAAAGTAAGCTGTTATAGCTGCGCTTTGACCACCCAAAAACCCTATATTACCACTTGAACTTGTTGGATAAAACCAAAAACTATAACTTGCGTTAGAAACGTTGTTTAAACTTGTAATATTTCCAGTAGATATTTTACCGTTACTAGTAAAATTAAACACATAATCACTAAGAGCAGAGTTAGCTACTAAATATTCTGTTCCGTTATAAGCTGAATAATCTCCTAAAGGATAGTATGCTATTGGCTTTCTACCATTTGTTATTGCCATAGGATTACCTACTCCAGTGCTTGAGCTTCCGTACAGCTCAGTAACTTGTGCTTGTGTAAGTTCGTAATCAAAGAAACAACTATGGTCTAGCTCACCGTTGAAATTATAAGTAGGACTAGCTCCTGATAACTCTCCAATCTTTACAGGAGCACTATTATTACTCATAGCAGTATAACTAGAAATATTATAACTCATAGTTTGAGCTACTCCATTAACATATATTATACAACCAGTAGAAGGATTTCGACCACCAGCGTATGTAAAACCAATATGATACCACTGACCTGTTGTTAGTGATGGTGAAACTGTTGTGCTACTTACTAGAAACCCTGTCCTAGTTCCGACACCCTCTGCAAAGGTTGTTTCTATTGTATCACCTGACTGGGTAAATGCATACTCAGAATTACTAGTACCAGTAGTTTGTTTTGACATAAAACAATTTGTTGTAATATTTCCAAATTTAGCCCAGATAAAAAATGAGAATGCTGAATCTCTTGACCCATTACCAAAACTTAAAGTGTCGCTATCACCTAAATTTACATATTCACTACTCCCATCAAAGTTCATAGAATAGTTTGAAACTTTGCTATTGTTGTCCTCTGTTCCGTTCCAGCTATTAGGCATTCGCCAATTTCTATTATAAAATTCTATTGCCATATTTTTAAAATTTATACCAAGCTTTTAGGTTAGTGTTTGATGCGTTACTTAAAGAAGTCAGATCGTTAGGTCCTAATGCAATCTCTGTTACTGCGTTTTGTGATAGTGCTGTATTCCATATTGATAGTTCATCTAGTTTTCCACTGAAGAATCTATTCTGAAATGTTTGACCACCTATCCAAATATTTTTACCACTTTGTATCACTCTATTAGTTGTATAGGAAACACTATTGTTTAAAATACCGTCAACATAAATTTTTTGTGTGTGTGGATTACCACCCTCGAAAACACAAGCTATGTGATACCAATTGCCAGAATTTAATTGCGTGGTGTATAATGCACCTGAATTGAAACGACCTACCCAAAAATTTAAAGAGTTTGTATTTGTACTTGATTGCCAAACACCAAAGCCATTTGTTGCAGATTGTGAAGCTTGTATTATAGGATCATTATTTTCATTTGCCGTAAAATTATACCAAAATGAAATTGAAAAATCAGACTCTGTAAATGTGTCGTATGGTAAATCAAAATCAGACGGTATAGCCTGAGTATCAAAAAAGTCATTTATCCCATCAAATGTAAACGAAGAAGTGGATTGGTAAGGTATAGCCGTCACCCCAACAGCTTGACTGGTTGAAACACCGTCAACTATGTAAGCAACACTATGACTACCAATACTTGTTGCGCTTAAATCTATTTGACCTGTTGAACTATTAAAAGTTCCTGTATCAACAAAAACAACGTTTACAGTAGCATTAAAAGAACCGCCTGGCGTTCCTGTGATTGTTGGTGTTGGATCTGCTTCACCTTGATTAAAACTACTTTTACTATAAGCAAAGTCAGCACTAACACTAGGACCAAGACCGCCCGAGGGTATATAAAACAAACCTTTTTTTCTATTTTTATTATATATTACTCCCATTTTTTAACCTATTGGTAAATTACACTTATCATAATTAAAAGGCATTTTAAAACCTATATTCATTCCCCAGCCCGTAAGTTCGTCTTCAAATCTTTCAGTAAAACTAGTTAAAGTTCCAGACCTTACCAAATTAACTTTAAGCCAGTCTACGTTATTAGTAGTATTAGCCTTTTGTTCAAAGTAAGCTACAGTATCTAGTAGGACCTGACACATATCTGACTTAACGTCATTCTCATTAGACTCGTCTTTATTTACTAAGTCCATAGCCATTATATTAAAATTCCAAGTAAAGACACCATCTCCCAAAGTTGCTGGTTGATCCGCTACCCAAAATAGTGGATAGTTAAAGTCTGTTAGCTGATTGTGTTCTACTATTTCCCATAAGTCACCATTACCAAAATTCTGTATTTGCTTATGATTAGTAGCAAACGTCTTAAACTCTTTTAATATTTGATTATAGGTCAATATCATTTTTCACTATTTCTATATTCGTCTCTCCAGCAATAAGAACTATTCCCACCACCTAAATAAAAACTAGTTTGAAAAGCTGTCTTTCTAGGGTTTAAATCGTCAGAGTGTTCTTTGTATTTAGGGAATAAGTTATCGTTATCACATAAGAAATTAATTAACCTAGCTTCTCTTTCCTCTGCTTTGTTTTTCCATTCGTCTCTTAAGTATTGTAAATCTTGATAGTCTATAGGGTTACTATTATCACTACTCTTAGTTGCTACAGATTTATTTCTATATTTAAACAGCATAGAGGTTGAACACTCATACATAACCCACTGTGACATAGTGCTAGCTATATAGTTATCTAGTAAATTAGTGTCATCACTAGTTAAAGTTCCAGCTGTTATTTTAGTCTTTAAGTCTTCATATAAAGGTGTTCCTAGTATAGGATGTATTCTTAACTCCTGGCAATCTTTAATACTAGGTAATATTAATCTTACATCTACGTTCTCGTCTATTAACGTAGTGTTCTTAACATACTGCTCAGATATAAATAAAACCGCCATAATTTACTTTTTTAATCTTACTATTTGCTGCTCCCATATATGCCTACAAAAAGGAGTAGTTTTATTTGTTTTATAATTGTGATACCAACCACCTCTTTTGGTAAAAATATCTATTCCAGACTGCCCAAAATCATTAGTTAATAATTCTAATTGTTGTAAAGTATAACGTCTAGTAGTAGCTAATAACATTAAACGCCTACAAAAGGGCCTGCTTTGTGTTTTTAATGGTGGAGCGTCTGGACGTTCTATATATTTGTAAACTATAAAAGTTTCTTCTTTTGGTTTCTGTATGCTTTCCTCACCATCTTTAGTTGGTTTAAAATCTTTATCTAAAGCCCCTACATCAAATAAATTAGAAACCGCCTCACTAATTAATGATTGCTCTACCTTTAAAGCACTAGCCAATTCTGTAATAGGTAGACTAGGGTTTTTAATTAATAAAGATAAAACACTTTTTTCTAATTCTGTTAATATACTAGTAATAGCAAAGGCTTCTTTGTTAATTTTTTCTTCAAATTCTTTAGCGTCTTTTATACAAGTAATAGGGTTTTGATAAGTTTTTAAAACCTCTAAAGTATTAGCATCTAATCCAGTAGTCTCTAGTTGACTAAATATAATATCGTCTTCATCACTTTTAAGCTCTACTCTTTGCTCTGGTTGTAAAGCTGGTAACCCTATTTTTTCTCTAATTTCGTCTTGTGTCATAACTGCTAAAACAGCCGTCTCACTAAAGTATCTTTGTACTGGTTCTATTTTCTGTAGTCTTACTGGGTGTCCACTAATACCATTAAAGTTAAGTATTGAATTAATTAATTCATTAAATATTTTTTGCTCTGGGTCTATTTGTAAGTTTTGATATAATTGACTAGCTACAGCTATCTCGTCAGCGTTGTTTCCTAGTCCAGAGTTTTCTTTTATTCCAAATAATTGGGGGCTAGTTATTCCGTGGGCTGTAAATATCTCTTCCCTTATTTGGTTGTTTAAATTTATAAATCTTTCGTCTTGTCCGTTTACTGGTATTGGTAATATTTGTGGGTGATCGCTATTCTGGTCAGTAAATGAAAGTAAAGGCTTTCCAGCATTATCTGCTCCAGTTGCATAATCTTTGAAGCGTCTTTCAATAGACTGCATCTCTTCCTCCGTTGGTTGACCATTAGCAAAGGAAATAACATAACCAGCACTTAAATTGTTTTTAATGTTTTGTAAAGTAAAGTTAGCAATCTCAGCATCTGACTCTAAATAAGGTATAGCACTAGTGTAGTCTGGCATAGGATAAACCCCTAAGTCTGGTCTATATTCTTTGTAATATATTATATAATCAACATCAACTTTAGCTGTATCGTCATAAGGAAAGTGCTGTAGTATTTTATAGTCTTCGTTGTTTGTTGGGTTTCTTTGACTCCAATCGTCAGTATAGTAGTATAGATTATCGTTAACACCAACTCTCACATCGCAAAAATCTATGTGATTTATCGCAGCTATTTTCCCACCCTTAGACATTCTAACTTGTAGGCTAAAACCCCCATAAACTTTTTTATCTTTTGCTAGTTTAGATGTTAGCTCATCTATATTCTCGTCCTCGTTAGGCATTCTAAGAAAGCCCTCTACATAGGCTCTCTCTGAAAATGTTAGTTTCTCATCAACAACAAAACCTTGACCAACTATAAATTTAACTTTACTATTAATAATTTGATTATGTTTACTAGACTCGTTATATAGTTTAGTTAAATAATCTGGATAAGTATTTTTATAAGGTCTATCTATTCCATACTCGTACCAGTCACCTTTTTTAGATTCTTTAAACTCTGGTAATTCATAACCGCCAAAATTAATAGGAATTAGTTTTATGCTCATTGTGCTGGATTATATACTATATTAGTAGATGGTGAAACTGTATGTTGGTTAAAAGTTGGTTGATAGGTTGAGTCAATTAATTTTAATTTTCCTTTCTCAACTTCATTCAATCCAGTTGGGTCTAAGTTAGAACTACTAGACTGCTCAAAAACTTTGTAATTGTAAAAACCAGCTGATCCTAGTTGCAAACTTCCTTCAGTTGGGTTATCACTTCCCTCTATAAAATTAAACTCGTTATATCTAGTCTTATTAGGGCTGACGTCATTTATAATAGTATAGGCTTTAACCTTAGTCTGGTCACTCTCAAACTCAAATAAATAATTTGGTTCACTTAACTGACTAAGCTCGTATAAGGTAGCTACAAAATTAGTAGTAGCGTTCTTATTTAATACTATCATTTTTTTGCTTTTTTCTTTTCTTCAAAAACTTCGGTAACACCTAATTTCTTAAGCATTTCTATATTTTCCTCACAGACTAAAACCTTAAAATGTTTTAACTGTATCTCGTGTCCTATAAATTCTTTTTTTAACATATTTACAAATTTAAAAAAAAAGGGGATATTACTCCCCTCTTTCATACAACAAAGAACGATTAGGCAATCGTTAAACCAGCCACAACTGAGGCTTGAACTTCATAACAAGGTAACTGAGATTTATCAGTTAACTCTATTTGGTATTGATTAGGGTCTCCGTAAGCCTGTCCAGTTTGTGCCACTAAAGAACTACCCTCAGCGAACTGGTCAAAACCTAAAGCCCAATATTTACCATTATTATCTTTTACTATTACTGCCAGTCTAGCTAACATCAACATTTTAATTTCGTTTGTTTTGGTAGCAGTTAACTTATTGATAGTAAACGCTAAAACATTATCATAAAAAGAAGTGCCAGCCGTTTGGTCTACAGTTGCTGTAGAGGTAATAGAACCCGACTCTTTCTTTAAATTATAACGAAAAAAACTAGATGAACCCGCCTGAGTAATAGCACTAATTTCGTGATTTGACTTAGTGAACGCAGAAACATTGTCTCTTTCGGATATCAAAACTTCTTCGACACCTCCGAGACTGTCACTACAATCTCTAGCCATTCCACTTGCTAATACACAACTCATAACTATTTATTTTTCAATTAGTTAGCGTTTCAGCTAACAATTATTTAAAAGGGGGAACTTAATCCCCCATTAATATTATACTAATAAGAATTCAACTACCTGGTCAGGAAAGGCAACATTTACACCTCTTCTAAAAGCCATAGTAACTTTGTAAATTCTATCATTATCGTCATACCAAGATCTAACGTCATTTGACTCTTCGTCTGGTAAATCAACACCAATATAAATATTAGATGCTCTCATTAAGTAACAATTACCAGTACTTAAACCAGATAGACCTGGAGTAGCGCAAACAGTTACATTTGGGAAACCGATTAAAGGTAGTTCAGCAGTAAACCCACCATCAACTACATAATGAAAATAGTTTCCGTCAGCAATAGCTTTCTGATACTTAAGGAAAGTGTCCATTCCAACAAACAATTTAAGATCGTCAGCATCCATAATGTCCTCTGGCATTAGTTCAGCCATACCAGTTAAAATACCAATAACGTTAGCAGCAGTAATTCCAGTACCAGTAGCAATACTAGTAGGGTTACCATTAACAGCTGTAGCAGCTGCAATAATTTTATTCAATCCGTCATACTTAGAAAGGTTAGCAGTTCCACTAGTTGTGTCACCTTGCCAGTCAGCTACTTCAATAGCTTTCTGTAGTTTTGCTACTTTTTCAGCAAAATACAACTCTTCAAAAGGTACCTCTTCTTTCTCACCTGTTAAACCTTGCTTTAACATAACAGCTGTATATTTAGCAGCTAAATCTGTCATACAAAGGTCTTCGTGAATAGCAACAGCTCCTGGAGTGATTGTTCTCTGTGATAGGGTAGTAGTACCACTAGCACTTCTAGAGCAACCGTCAGCCTGGAAAACTACGTCACTAGAAAGGATATTTATTGTAGTCGGTCCTTTCACACCGTCTTGGATATTAGCATAGTTTGCTAATCTCCCACCAGCAACAGACTTAATAATAAGATCCATTGCATTTTGGTCTGTATACGCTGGTAACGCACTTACATCAAAACTCATAATTTTTAATTTTTAGTTTATTATATTTTTATTTTTTAAGACACTAATTATGTCTTTTTTATTTTCTTTTTTCAACGCTTTGAACGCTGAATTTCTTTTAACGACTGCATTATTAACAGGCTCTTCAATTAACTTTTCAGTCAATTCTAAGAGTTTAGCAAAAGAGTCTTTAAGGATTTCAATATCTTTTTTAAGATCTTTATTTTCCTCGCTTAAAGTAGCTTCCATTCCAAAAACTCTTTCAGTCACTACTGACTCAATTATTTTTTTAGCTTCTCTCTCTTGAGCTTCTGTTAAAGGTGTAGACATTTCCTCTTCTTCTTCTTCAGCCTCTTCCTCAACCACTGGCTCTTCCTCAGCTTCCTCAACAGCGACAATAACCCCAGCTTCAGTAGTAATTTTTCTACCATCACTAAGCTCGTGGTCTCCGTCTGGAGCTGGCAATAATTCACCATCAACCTCAACAACAACCGCAGCACCTAAAGAGACATCTGGCTCTATTTGTGCTACTGTGCCATCTGCTAAGACTACGTCTTCAAACTTTTGTTCAGTTTGTTCTGTAATTTCCTCAGTGGTTTCCTCAGTAAAATTTTCAGTGGTTTCAGCGACTGTTTCAGAGTTAGACTCAACTTCTATACCTTCATTTTTAAAAATGCTTTTTATATCGTTGAATAATTCTTTTAATTCGCTCATAATAAAATATTTTTTTATACTATTATATATAACAAATATTTGATAGTATCACAATTTTATGTTAACTATTTTTTAGACTTTGGATGTTTACTAGGTAGTAGGTCATAATCTGTAGTGTATTTAGGGTTTTCTGGTCTACCATTTTTAACTAAATATAAGTAAGCGTTTACTCTAGCTAAACCCCATTGTTTTGCACTTTTAACACTAGGACTATGTGAGGTGTTATACGCACCCAGACCTCTTTGAAAAACAGTTTTAAGTTGCCCTACTGTCACACCATATCCTAACTTTTCTTTATATCTTTCATTAAATTCGTCAGACTTTTTTTGTAAGGTTGCCTCGTCTTCTTTAGTTACTTTTGCACCTCTAGTGTTTTTAGCGTCACCCTTTGCACTACCTTTACCTTTGGGGTTTTTATTTGGTGTTTTTGACTTTGGGGCTTTAGGTGATTTTTTAACACCGCCTCTAGGTCCAACTTCAGCATATTTATTTTTAACGCATTTACCATTTTTTTTAGTATAACCTGGAGGACATTTTTTGTACATATTAGCCTCGTGAGTTTTACCAACCATATACCAAATACGGTCTTCGTATTCGTGTTCGTGTATTCCGTCAACCCCAACATCTTTAGCAGCTTTTAAGGCCATATCTTTTGAAGCATAGGCTAGTCTATCGTCTATAATAGCAAAGTCTTTATTTATTACCATACTAACAAAATTATCTTTTTTCTTTTGTATGTATTTTTTAACTACTTCCCTAATTTTATTTATTAAAGTTACTGGATATTTTACACTCTTAGCCTGGCCAAACATACCCTCGACACTAAAACCTTTAAACGATCCATCTTTGACCATAGCCCAAATCTCATCATTTTCAACTCTCATAGAACCCCACCAACTACCATCTGGAGCGTCTTCAAAACCTTTAGGGGCTTTTATACCTCTTTTAGAATCTATTATTAATGACTCTATTACATAAACACCTTTAGCGGTTAAGTTGTTATCGTGCATTAAATTTACGTTAGCGTTAAGACCATTCTTAAAGAATTTATTTACTATCTTTTCTATAGTCTCTCTTCTAAACACTACATAGTATTTTTCGTTTTTGTCGTTTAGTCTTATGATGGGTAAATCTGCTTTCATAAAGTAACCGCTTACTATTCTTTTTTCCTCATTCTCTATTTTAAAAACCTGTCTATATTTGTCTTTGGTTTTCATTTTATCAATAGCCCAATTAATACCACTAGCACCGCCCCAGGCATCCCACATAATACCACCGCAGCCCTCACTATAAGGAACGTCTTTATTCTGTTGGTGTCTTTTAAAACTAGCCATTCTACCTATAGTCTCCCAGCTTATTTTTTCTTTGTTAGCTAATTGCCTAGCTCTGGTCCATCCTACTCTAGTACCGCAGTCTATATTATTCTCTTCTTTATATTCTATAGCTTTCTTAGCGTTGTTAGAAGCAGACTCTGGGTAGTCGTTAAAGGTTTCCTCAAACTGTTGTTTATTAAAAGATAGCCATAAACTTTCAGTGGCTGGACTATCGACTAATGAGATAAAATCCACTCCAGACTCGTCTTCCTCGTCTATTATTAATTCTAGTAATTCTGTATTTTTCATAATTATTTTTTTTTATAATATTGTTGATTGACCTTGTATAACAGCTACCTGATTTTGAATTGCTGTTATATCCGTCTCAGTTACAAATACTCTATTTGGTTGTTGATTAGTTAACATACTAGTGTTAGCTGGCTGAAGTGGTGGAGGTGTTCCACCTCCTACCCCAAAATTAGGTTGCTGTTGACCACCACCGCCTGGACTAGAAGCCTGAAACTGTTGTTTTCTAATTGTTTGTACATTTGCTAATCCGTTAAGAATTGCAATACCAGCAGCTATAAAAGGAGCTGACGGATTAACTATAGTTAGTGGATTAGCTGCCGTACTAGCAAAAACAGCGTTTGCCCCTTGATAGGTCTGTATTATAGCCTGAGCTATTTGTAAACGTTTGTTAATTTCAAAAGCTCTTTTCTGGCTTTTCTCATTATCTTTTGCAAAGGCTGAGGTTAAATTCATTAAAGCACCTATGCCATCTGAGGCCATTTGTAGCTTAGTATTTTCTAAGGCAAGTTGGTCCTCTAATATTTTTTTGTTTTTAGCGGCTTGTATTTCAGCTTCTTCATCTGCAAACCTTTTTTTAATTTCATTTATTTGACTTTGTTGAGCCTCTTCTAATATAGCCGTATCCTCACCATTAATTCTAGCTAATTCTAATAGTTGAAAATATTTTTCTCTAACAGCATTAACCTCTTGCTGTTCTTTACTTAGTTTGCCGTCTAAATATTCATTTTCTAAATTTTCTTTTGCAAGTAAAAAGTCAACTAAGTCTTGTGCTTCCTTAGTTCTTTCAGCTATTGTTTTAGCCCTAGCCTCTTCATCTTTTTTATCTGCTTCGTTTTGTGCTTTGTCCTGTTGTGTTTTTACCTTTTCAGCTGCTTTTTTATCTAAGTCTAAAACTGCTAATTTATGACCAGCTAAAGCGTTTCTCTGTTTTAGTAAATTATTTTCTAGGGCCTCTAATTCTTTTTTACCCTCTTTCTCTGTAGCCTCTGGATCAAATAATAATTTTGAAGCACTTTCTATTAATTCATCAGCTTTCTTATCTAAATTTAATTCTATTGAAATAGGTTCTATTCCAAATAATTTTTTACCTATTTTACTTTGTGTTATATTGTTAATTAATTCTGTAAAACCATCGCCAACAAAGTTTAACAACTTTAATATTGTTCTAGGTATTATAAAAATAAATTCGATTGTTTTTTGTAATATTTTTTGGTTTCTTTTAGAGCCTTCTAATTGTTGTTTATTAATTAATTTTTGTGCTTCTATTTCTGCTATTAATCCGTCAACTACTTTTTTTCTAGCGTCTATTTTCATTTTAAGAATCTCCCTCTCTGTCTTTCCTTGTAGTTTTAATATATTAGTTTGATTATCTAAAGCATCTAAATTCTTTTGATTAGTTTCTGATCTTAAAGCTGTAGCCTTTTGTAAATCGTTTGCCGCGTCTGAAACCCCAGATAGTGCTGCTTTTATTTTATCAAAATTAGCAACCAAAGCACCAACACCAACTACTAAAAGGCCTATACCAGTAGCAGCTATTGCGGTTCTCAATCCTTTAAAAGCTATAGATGTAGTATTTACAGAACCAGTAAATAGTTTCATAACACCAGAGGCTATTACTGTTACAGCGTTATTTGCTTTTTGTAAGAATGTGGAGTTTTTGACTACGTTGTTAAATAACTTCATAGCCGATTGTGTTCCCTCAATAGCACCTTTAAAAGCCATAGAGACACCAATAGCTTTTTCTATATTTTTAACAGTGTCCTCTAAAGCTCCACCGCCACCACCTAACAAAATAAAAGCAGCTGAAACGTCACCAACAGCACCAGCAACAGATCCTAATTCAGAAGCTACTTGCTCATTATCTAAAGCCTCCATAGATAGCTCGGTGTTCTTTATTTGTTTGTTAACACCTACTAACTCTGTCTTTAAGTCTTTAAAAGCCTTAGACCCTAAAGGAACTTTCCTAAGCTCTTCGTTTAATCTTTCCGCTTCCTGTTCTAATTGACCTAAAGAGGTAGTAGCCCCTTTTGCGTTTATGTCTAATTCTAAAGCTATTTTCTCAGCCATTTTATTTAATTATTTGATGTTATTAAAAAGTCTACTCCATTAAATTGGATTGTGACATATTGATAATTTGAGCTTAATACATAAGTATTTGCACCGTCTATAGTAGAGCCAATAGTAGATGAATCTATAGTGACCTGGTTAGCTGAATTTACTTTTTTAAAAGTCCAAGATTTACCAACTGTTATGGTTGTTTGTGGTGAAAAATCTATACTAAAGCTACCACTAGAAGCATCACAATAGTAAATTTGTACGTTTAAATTAGCCTTTGTGTTTGATGTTATTGTTTGAGTTGATCCTGGACCAGTTATCTCGTTATTAATATAAGTAACATTTGAGGCTGTTACTGTTTGATTGTCGCTATTAATTAATTCTACATTTTCACAGCCAGACTCCACTATATTATTAGAACCTTTTATATTTACATTTTTAGCATTTGAAAAAACTCTATTAGAATCTCCCATAATACTAATACCCCTAGAGCTTTTATTTATATAGTTGTTAGAACCTATTACTTTATTTTCTAAGTTACCTAGGACGTTTCCATTTCTTAAAACACTAGAACCATTAGAAAAAACAGCAGCCACAGAGGCCCCAACTGTTAAGCCACCACCTCCGTGAGATACAGCATTAGAAGGGCTGAAAACATTTGCTATATTAATTTTTAAAAATTCGCACTTAGTTATTGGGTTTATAGGGTTGTAATTTTCTACTTTATTTAGTCTAAAATATTGACCCTCAAAATAATATTGACTACTAAAAGAAAGGTTTTTAATATCTGAGGGAGTTAAATAAAAGAAACCATTTACTATTTTACTATTATTATCTGTTATCTCCTGTATAAATTTAGAGTGATATTTATTAAATAAAGTATTGTCTGAAAAGGTTACTATTTTATCAAATACGTTTGAATAATAAATTTCGTTACTTATACCAAACTCTAATAAAGTAGTAGGACTATATGGATCGTCATACATTCCAGCATAAGGATAAGTAGAATAAAGTGTCGGAGTAGAATTTCTACTAGTGTGATACCACTGTTGACCCGTGTCTTTCATACCTCCCCACTGTAGTATCCTAATATTAGCCTCTGTTCTTTGTACTCCATTTTTATCGTCAAATTTTATTATAGTAGGGATAACTCTATCATACCACTCCTGGCCTACGTTTGGAGTTGGTGAAAATATTATTTCAGTTTTGTGTTTGTTAGTGATAAATTGATTTGTTAACTTAAAATCGTCTTGTCCATAAACCTCATCATAGGTGTCAAAATATAATTTATTATAGTAGTCTTTGTCATTTTTATAAGTATATATATACTCTCTAAAGTTTAAAGCTCCCATTGGTTTACTTTCAATATTTTTTGACTTATCCACTTTATTTGACCAGTCTATAATATCATTTGTATAAAAGTCCTCTCTCGGTTCTATAATTAAGTTTTTATTATTATTAGGGTCTGGTTGAATGTATAAATTAAACATCTTAACCAAAGACATAATAAAATCTTTTTGCTTTATTTTAGTTGGTATAGTGTCATTAATAGATATTGCGCTACCTTCTACAATATTAGTATTAACTAATTCTGTTTTAAAATAGCCATCTAATATATTTAACCTATAGCCTGATCCGTTTGAAAAAGTACCAGATACAGTGTCATACCAAAAATTAACACCTATTGTTGGTATTTTTCTAACAGCGTGTTTTATAATTATCTTAATTTTTTGCCCAGTTTCTAAATAAACATTAGAAGCGTTAGTTCTAAAAACATTACATATATCATTAGAATTATTAATTAAACCACTTACAAAACCAAAGCCACCATAGTTAAAAACACTAGGGTAGAAATATTCATCTGATGGTATTGTTGGACTAGCTGTAGTTGTTATCGTTCCACCTCCTGAGACTGAATTCCCAAAAGCTGTAATACCAAAAGTAAAATCATCTATAGTAGAAATAAAAACACCACTAGAGTCAAATTTATTAATTTTCACAAAACCGTGAATTGAGTTGTAAGGTTCCCAAGTTCCAGAGGCAGTTGGCGCATCAAAAACCCCTTGTAATTGTAACATTAAATTAAGATCATAAAAGCCAGATTTACCAGCCTGGATTTCAAAAATACCTGTAGTATTATCATAAACATTACCAGCATCATAAACTTCGTTAGTAAATTTTAACTCGTCAGTAACATAAGTGGTGGCGTTTGTTTGTTCTGTTGGTGTTACAAAAGTATTTGATGTTGTGACCTCCTGAGGTGTGTTTGAGTTAAATATTCTGCTTAGTACGCCACTTTCTCCTATTTTAAAATCTTTAGCACCAAAAGGAACTATTAAAGTATTAAAAAAATCACTAGTTAAAAACGTTGAGGTAAAACTATACCCAGCGTCACTAAATATTTCGTCTACATATTTTTTAACTTTTATAGCTGGATAAAAGTCCTCAACATTCCACCCCTCTAAACCAAGATTAGAAGTGCCGTAATTTTTATCATAGTTAATCATAGGGTAGCAGTAGTCTGTTGTTAAAGGTAAATTCCAGGTAGCTGATTGATTAGCTCTAGTATAGGTATGATCTAAAGAACTTAAGTCTAAGTCTGTTAGTTCTAGTTCTTGTAAATCGCCTATAAAATTTCCTATTCTACCTATTATAATACAATTATAGATAATCTCACCATCTATGTTATTAATACTTTTTAGTTGTAAGTAACCATCTATCTGAACCTCACCGTTAACTAAATAAACTACATTAGTCTTAAGATTAGGGTTAAAAGTTTGTAGGTCAGTATCTAATTTGAATATATGTTCAAATATTTTATTTATTTTTTTACTAGCTGGTAATTCTATAGTCTTAGAAAAGTCAGCACTCCTAGTATCTGGCTTAGCTATATCAGCTATGTTAAAAGTCAGATTAGGGTTTAATGACCTTATTAACTCTATGTTTTGTCCGTCTATATATAACTCTTCTTTAACCATTAAAACCTTTGTCTAAAATTATCCATACTAAACTCTAAATCTATTTCTAAATTAAATATATTGTCTACAGCATTAACTTTCTCTTCCCAATTATTCTCTATATTTTTTATTGGTAGTCTTCTTATTTCTGTACTTCCAGAGGGGGCAGTATAGCTATCTAATAAATATATCTCTGGACTTTCTATTAATTCTAGTAACCAATTAAATTTATCAGCGTCAACCCAGTCTGATATTAGTTTCATCTTAGACATAGACTTAGTATAATATTGAACCTTTTCTCTGTTTGCTATTGAGTAGTCTATAGCACCTGTTGAGGTGTTTAAATCGTTTGGAGTAGTTTTAAAAAACTTTCTCTCTATGTCTTCAGTATGTCTAGAAACCTTTGTAAAATTATAATAATCAAAACCGCCTAAACTATTTAAAAACTCTAGTCTTCTAGTTTCATACCTACAAGCGGTATCAATATTAAACCACATTTTCTCAGATACATAAGCTGAGCCGTTTTTTAATTGTAAACTATAAGAGGTTGCTGTAGTTGCTACTATAGGCTGTGATCCTGTTGACACTCTACTACTTACAATAGCGTTTAATGTAGTAGGGGCTGATGGTATTCTAAGGTGTCTTTGTGATGATAAGTTTTGAAGAGATAAAACGGATAAGTCTAAGTCCGTACCGCTAGAGTCATAAGTCTGTAACTCTACACTATCAAAAACCCCTATAGACTGGTCATATAAAATATATAAATAACCCTCGTCAGTATATTCTAGAGATAAGTTTTTAACGTTGTTTTGTGACACCCCTTTAGGTTGATTAGTTAAAAACCTTCTAGTAGTTGCATTAGTTATGAATTTTAAATAGTAGTCTGTAGACTGATAGTCATAAAAATTAACTAAGTCTCTTCTATAGTTTGGTAAAGCTCCGTTGATAACAACTAAATTAACACTAGATACTGGTGAACCATCTGCAATAGTAACGTCCTGTGGTATTGACGTAGTAGCTGTACCACCTAAATAGTGAATCCAACCAAACTCTAAAGTAAATTGTTTCCAACTATTACTATTAAAAAATATTGACTCTATATTAGTTCCGTTAAGGGTTCCTATGTCAGTAGTCAAATAGCTTTCCATAATACCAGACAAATCAAAACGACCATATCCGTTAGTAGTTGGGGGAACTTTTAAACGTCCTACTGTAGTAGATCCATCTTTAACGTCTATTAAATAGGCAAAGCCAATATAGTTTCTAACTGTGCTACTAGTCTCATACATTACAACCTCGACTGGATTGTAGACCGTCCTATAGTTTTGTGGTATATGTTTTACTTCTAAACTCATTTTTCTAATATTTCTTTTAATCCTTTTGCTACTCTTTCACCAGATACTATTCTTATATCTGTTTTAAATCTATTAAAGGTTTCACCATAAAAAGTCTCTTGCATACAATTGTCAAAAAAGAATCTAGGTCTAATACCTTTGTGAGCTATTGAGGTTCTAACAGCATACTCATTTAAACCCTTACTTCTAGCCCATTGTTTTATATGATTTACACTAGGCCCTTTCTTAAACTGATAAGGACTATTAGGGGCTTTAATTTCCCAGGCTTTCATTGGTCCAGTAATATATTTACCATTCTCAGTTTTTCTAGTTCCTCCAATACCTTTAACACCTTTATTAACGTAGTCATAGTAGTCAGCTAAAAACAAAGTAGCTGTCATTCTAAAACCAAACATTTTTACAGGCATTTTTATT